CTGCTGCCAAGGATTTGGCTACGTCTGAGCCAGCGCGTGTGATGTTGGAGAAGGCGATGGCTGCGGGCGGATCAGGCCCGATGTATGCTGTTCGCCCACCCGGTGGGTACATGTTGCAGGAACCGGCGGTGGTTTCTCCTAGTGGCAAGCTCTTCAAGCCTGCTGAACCGGCGCTTGCGGGGGTGGACCAGATGATGCGTACTGCCACGAGTGATTTGTTGAGAAATGCTACGCCAGATTCGGAGCGCGTGAATGCGGTATCGAAGTTCTTGATGAATCAGGGTCGGCAGTACTTTGCGAAGAATTATGCATCGACCAAGGACCCCATTTACGACGCTTTGAAAGAAGGTCGGATCAAGCCGCTGAAGGGGGAAGAAAAAGCCTTTCGCAGCTATATGCTCAACGCAGCGCGAGAAGGCGACCCAGAGGCGACGGAGGATTTTGCCAAAGTCTATGATGCGGGCTTACGTGGCTACTCCGTTTCGGGAGATACTGGAACAAGCAATATGCGGCAGGCGGAGGCGTTGTTTGAAAAAACCAAAGAAGCCGGTAAACAGGCGGGTTTAACTCCGGCGGATATTTCCCAACTTTATCTTTATCAAGGACCATCGACTTCTAGCGTAGGTGAGCTTATGGCAAAAGGTGTTCCTGAGCTACAAGCTGCGGCAAAGTATGGCGATCCTGTCTTTGATATATCTGAGTATAACGTACCAAGGTTCATGCGGCCCGATGTTTTAGTCGATGAGCTTTTGCAGATTCCGCCTGAGAAACTGGAGAAGATGTTGTATCCAGAGGCGGTTATTGCTGCCAATAAAAACCTGCTGTTTAAGGCCGACTATGATGCTGCGGTGAAGCGTGTGTATGAGGGCAAGACCGTGCCAAAAGAGGTTATGTTCTTTGGGACTGAAAAGGTGGATACGACTAGCCCTAACAAGAACCTGCAGTGGTACCAAATAAAGGACAGCAAGGCGACTGCGATGGAGGGCCGGTCCATGGGTCACTCTGTCCACAACTACAGCGAATACAACAACTACAACGAAGGCGGCAAGGCGGCGTTTGATGAGGGCCGCGCCCTTATTTATTCTTTGCGGGACAAAGAGGGCATTCCGACAACCACGGTTGAAGTTGTCAAGCGCAAGGATGCCGATGGCAACACCATCACCGGTATTACCGACATCCGAGGCAAATATAATTCACGCCCCTTGTCAGACAACGATTTGTTTGCGTTGTTTGATGAGGTGAAACCTGACTTTATTCTGTCTCGCATGAATAACGAGACTAATTCGCGATGGTTCTACAGCACCGACAACCGAAACGAGCGACTAGAAGCGCCTGTCGTTGTTGATTGGGCCAAGGAGTATGAGAAGTACAAAACAGGCGATGTCCAAGAATTCGCTAAGGGTGGACTTGTTGAACGTAACGTGTACAATCACCAGAAATACCTGTAAGGAAACAGAATGCCAGTAGAAAAAGCAACTACCGCCGAAGATTTGCCCGTAGGGCAGATGCTTGATATCGAGATTGACGCCGAAGAAGAAATGCCTGATGTGGAGATCGAGTTTGATCCCGAAGGTGGAGTAATTGTCAATATCGGCGAGGATGATGATTCTGAAGTACCCTATGATGCAAACCTAGCGGAAGTTTTGCCGGATGACGTTTTAGGCGAAATGGCGTCCACCCTGTCCGTGCTATTTGACGCTGACAAGGCCTCACGCTCCGCGTGGGAGGATCAATACAGCAAGGGCATGGAGTTGCTAGGCTTTTCAATGGAAGAGCGCACAAAGCCGTTTAAGGGCGCTTGCGGCGTTTACCACCCACTGTTGTCGGAAAGCGTGGTGCAGTTCCAGTCACAGGCACTGAAAGAGCTGATGCCTGCCGGTGGTCCTGTGCGCACGCAGGTATTAGGTAAAGAAACCCGTGAAAAGCTGATGCAGGCGGATCGTGTTCGTGATTTCATGAACTACCAGATCACCAGCGAGATGCCTGAATACACACCTGATTTTGACCAGTTGTTGTTTTATGTCGGATATGGCGGCTCGGCTTTCAAGAAAATTTATTATGATGAGACCGCAGGCCGGATGGTGAGCACCCTTGTGCTTCCTGATGATCTGTATATCCCGTACTACGGTTCGTCGGTCATGAGCAAATGCGAACGCATTACGCATCGCGTGTTCATGTCTGAGAATGCTTATCGTAAAGCGGTTGTGGCAGGGCGATATTTAGACGTCGCAGAAATGTCTGACGATGCTTCTCCGTCGCAAATTCAAGAGACAGTGGATAAGATAACCGGAATGTCTCCCAGCGGAGATGAATCCGAGATTGTCCTGTTGGAATTTCAAATTGACTATGACTTGCCCGGTTTTGAGGACATGGACGCGGACGGCGAGCCTACTGGTATCAAACTGCCCTACATCATCACAATGGATGAGGCAAGCGGTAAAGTCATTGGGGTTCGTCGCAACTGGAAAGAGGAAGATGACAAGCGTGAGCGCTGCGAATACTTTATCCATTACTTATTGGTCCAAGGACCGGGTTCCTACGGCCTTGGCTTTCTGCATTTAATTGGTGGCCTGTCTAAAACAGCCTCTGCTGCACTGCGTCAATTGACAGATGCAGGTACGTTGGCGAACCTCCCCGCAGGTTTTAAGGCTAAGGGTGCACGTATCATGAATGATGACGTGCCGTTGCAGCCCGGTGAATGGCGGGACATGGATGCGGGTGGTATGGAGCTAAGTGGCTCATTGCTACCTTTGCCATACAAGGAGCCAAGTCAGACGTTGTTCTCTTTGCTTGGTTTTTGCGTGGATGCAGGGCGCCGTATGGCGAGTATTACCGACATGCAGGTGGGCGATAGCAACCAGAACGCTGCTGTGGGAACCACGATTGCGTTGTTGGAAAAGGGCTCGTCAGTGATGTCGGCGATCCACAAACGCTTGCATTACAGCCAAAAGCTGGAATTCCAACTGTTAGCACGCGGCTTTGCGGATTACTTGCCTGATGAGTACCCGTATGATGTGCCCGGAGAGAGCCGTTCCATTAAGGCACGGGACTTTGATGATCGCATTGACATCCTCCCTGTCTCTGACCCCAACATTTTCTCTGTTGCCCAGCGCATTACTATGGCCCAAACGCAACTGCAGTTGGCCCAAAGCGCACCGCAGATGCATAACATGTATGAGGCATATCGCCGCATGTATGAAGCGATTGGCGTTCGGGACATTGACACGATCCTAAACACGCAAGACATCGACAAGCCTAAGGATCCCGCAGCGGAGAACTCGCAGGCATTGGATGGATCTGCCCTCAAGGCGTACGCAGGGCAGCAGCATGACGCCCATATCCAAACCCATATCTTGTTTGCTTTGTCACCAATGGTTGCGCAAATGCCAAACGTGGGTATGGTATTGCTGAAGCACATCCTAGAGCACGTCAAGCTCAAGGCGGAGGAGACTGTTGAGGCCGAGTTGTTTACGCAATACGGAACCGATCCTGACAGCATGGTATCTGCCCTGCAGCGCGAGGCGATGGTTGCGATTAAGGTTGCGCAGTTCTATCAAGAAGTCAAGGATCTACAGTCTCAGTTGTCTGGTGAAAACCAACAACAGCCTGATCCACTGGTTGAATTGAAGAAGCAAGAGCTTGCTCAATCTGCTCAACGTGATCAGATGAAGGGCGAGGTTGACCGGGCCAAACTAGCTTTGGATCAGCAGAAGGAGCAGAATGATGTTTCCAATGATCAGGCGCGAATTGCGACCCAACAGCAGCTCGCAGCTGAGCGGAACCAGCTTACATTAATGCAAATGCAACAAAGAGGTGGCAGAAATGGATAAACCGGCTATGAAAAAGGTACGTAAGACCAAGCCTGCGGCTAAAAAAGCAGGAAAAATGGGCACTCCATCGGTAGAAAAAGGAAAAACTACCTATGTTTATAGAAAAGATGCGTTTAAAAAGGTAAAACTAAGTTAAACTACTGTATAGTGTGTATGTAGCCCCCGAACAAGGCTTATTTTGTTCGCCTCATTGGAGAAATCCATGCTTGAATTTACAGAAAATCTCCTACACGAGATAAAAAGTTTGAAGCACGACGCTCAAGACACAATTTTGAGTGGTCGTGTGACGAACATGGAGCAGTACAGGCACTTGATGGGCCGAATTGAGGGCTACGTATTCGTAGAAAGTGTTATTCAGCACCTTCTGAAACAAAACCCAATAGATTGAAGGACCCTAAGATGTCAATGACTGCTTTGGAGCAGAAATGGGCACAGGAAGCGGCAGCTAAACAGCCTGAGCTCACTGATGCTTACACAAAAGACGGCGAATTAGATGTCGAAAAGATCGACGAAGTCGTTTTGGACCGTATCCCAAAGCCTACTGGCTGGCGGATCGTGATCCTTCCTTATCGTGGAACGAATAAAAGCAAGGGCGGAATCGTTCTTGCCGACCAAACCATCGAACGCCAACAGTTGACCACTACTTGCGGGTATGTTTTGAAGCTAGGCCCATTGGCATACGCTGACGAAGCTAAATTTCCCCATGGGGCGTGGTGTAAAGAGGGTGATTGGATCATCTTTGGCCGCTATGCAGGGGCTAGGATGAATATCGATGGCGGTGAAATTCGAATCTTAAATGACGACGAAATCCTCGCCGTTATTAGTGATCCCGAAGATATTCTGCACATGTAAGGAGAAAATATGTCCGCAGACGACCAGTTGGAATTTAATTTAGGTGAGAATGAAACAGAGACCGATGTTGCTATTGAGCAGTCGGAGGATGGGTCTAAAACCACCGCTGAAGTTGTTGATACTGCGCCAGAAACGGTTGTAGAAGAAGAAAACAGCCCTTCTGCGCACCGCGAAGAGCTGGATTCCGTAAGCGATGCGGTACAAAAACGCATTTCTAAGCTGACGGCCCGTATGCGTGAGGCCGAGCGCCGCGAACAGGCGGCTATTGAGTATGCTAAAGGCCTTCAAAACCAAGCAAATACACTTCAGCAAAGACTTGTAAATACTGATTTTAGCCGCTTAAATGAGACAAAAAGCAGGCTAGATACGCAGCAGCAGACGTTAAAAGCGATCATTAAACGTGCCCGTGAAGAGGGCGATATTGATACCGAGACGGAAGCTCACCAGCGCCTGACGGACATGATCATGGAGCAGCGCCAAGTTGCCGCTTATCTCCAGCAGCAGTCCGAAGAAGTCGAGCGCATGAAGCAGCAGCCTGCTGTACAACAACAGCAGGCCCCTGTACAGCGACCAGCCCCTAGCCCGCGGGCGGAGCGTTGGGCGGAAGAAAACCCATGGTTTGGACAAGACCGTGTTTTGACATATGCAGCATGGGGTCTCCATCAAACATTAGTTGAACAAGAAGGTGTTGACCCTAATACTGAAGAGTACTATACTCAACTGGACCAGAGACTTCGGGACGAGTTCCCTAAGCGCTTTGCTCCACAACAGACCAGACAACAGCGTTCCGTGCCAGCTGTTGCACCTGCTTCCCGTAGTTCCGGGGTAAATAGTGCACGCCGTACTGTCCGGTTATCACCGAGTCAGGTTGCTATAGCAAAGAAACTGGGTGTTCCTGTAGAGGAATATGCCAAGTACGTAAAGGAGTAATCATGAGCGATTCAAAAGTAACTATCGACCGCGCTTCACGCACTACCCGTGACAAAGAAGCTCGTCGCAAGCCATGGGCACCCCCGTCACGACTTGACGCACCCCCCGCCCCTGCTGGGTTTAAGTATCGTTGGATACGTTCCGAGATCAATGGATTTGAGGATAAGCAAAACGTCTATGGGCGTCTGCGTGAGGGCTACGAGCTGGTCCGAAACGAGGATTTGCCTGAAGAATACCGTAATACTATGCCTACTATTGAAGAAGGCCGTAATACAGGTGTTGTGTCGGTTGGCGGCTTGCTGCTGGCGCTTATCCCTGAAGAAACTGTCGCCGAACGTAATGCATACTTCCAGAGTAAGGCTCGGGATCAACTAAATGCTGTTGACAACGAGATGATGCGCGAAAATGCTCATTCATCTATGCGTATCCAGAACCCCGAAAGGAGTTCACGCACAACCTTTGGTTCCCGCTAAATAGGCGGAAAATTCTACTTTTTAGGAGCTACAAATGGCAAACATCGATAAAGCCTTTGGCCTGCGTCCTATTGGCAATCTCTCAGCAACCGGTGCACAAAAGCAGTACGGCTATGAGATTGCTGATAACCAGTCCGGAGCAATCTACCAAGGTGACCTAGTTACTGTCTTTGACGGTTACTTGGTTAAATTTGCACCCGCTACACATACGGCAGCAGTCGGCGTGTTTAACGGTTGCCACTACACCGACCCCACCACAGGCAAGCCAACTTGGAAAAACTATTACCCCGGCGGCGTAAACATCACTTCTGGTGTTATCCAAGCTGAGGTACTGGACGATCCTAACCAGCTATTCATGGTCCAAGCAAGCGGCGCCGTGACAAAAGCTGACATCGGCAAAAACGCTGATGTTGTCGGTACTACCGGCAGCGACGTAAATGGCATTTCTGCCATGGAGTTGGACTCAGCCACTATCGCTAATACAGCGGCATTGAACCTCAAGATCGTTGGCTTGTCTGCATCACCAGACAACGCTTTCGGCACTAACGCGGTTGTTGTCGTTAAAATCAATGAACACATGTACGGCAGTGCAGGTGTTGCAGGTCAAGGAGCTTAATCATGGCAATTTCACGCGCACAGCTGGTTAAAGAACTAGAGCCCGGCCTGAACGCATTGTTCGGAATGGAGTACAGCCGCTACGAAAACGAGCATGCTGACATCTTTACAACCGAGAGCTCAGACCGTGCTTTCGAAGAAGAAGTCATGCTGACCGGTTTCGGTGCAGCCCCCACAAAGAGCGAAGGCGCTGGCGTCTCATATGATTCTGCACAAGAGTCATTTACCGCTCGCTACCAACACGAAACCATCGCTATGGCGTTCGCGTTGACAGAAGAGGCTATTGAGGACAACCTCTATGACCGTCTGTCAGCTCGCTACACCAAGGCCTTGGCTCGTTCAATGGCCCACACCAAGCAAGTTAAAGCTGCTTCTGTATTGAACAACGCGTTCAACACCAGCGGTTCTTACAACGGTGGTGATGGCGTTTCCCTGTGTAACGCTCTGCACCCCACCGCTTTGGGCGCTTCTTTCAGCAACACTCCTGCAGTGGCCGCTGATTTGAACGAAACATCTTTGGAGCAAGGTATCATTGATATCGCTGGCTTCACCGATGAGCGTGGTTTGAAGGTCGCCGTACAGGCCCGCAAGATGATCATTCCTAAGGAACTGCAATTTACCGCAGAGCGCCTGATGAAGACCACTTTGCGTACTGCTACTGCGGACAACGACATCAACGCTATCCGCTCAATGGGCATGGTTCCCGAGGGTTACGCAGTGAACCACTTCTTGACCGACTCAGACGCATGGTTCTTGTTGACCGACGCGCCTAACGGCTTGAAGATGTTCAACCGTTCGCCTGTGAAGACTGCTTTCGAAGGTGACTTCGATACTGGTAACGTCCGTTACAAGGCTCGTGAGCGCTACAGCTTCGGCTGGAGTGATCCACGCGGCATTTACGGCTCTGCCGGTGCAGCATAATTAGGGTAAACCCTAATTGATTAAGGGCCCCTACCGGGGCCCTTTTTCTTTGCCTTTTTCTGCCGCTTCAAGGTTTGGTGCTGATCATAGTGATGGATGCGGTGG